ACTTCGTGCCGACGACGATCCCCGTCGTGGCGGTCAGCGGGATCACCTTCTGCCCGGCCGCGGCGGCGCCGTTGAGCGTCGTATCGACCTGATCGGCAGGGTCGAGGCTGAAAGCGTACCGATTCCCCTCCTTCGCCCACGCCCACCATGCGGCCAGCTTGGCCTCGAACTCCTTGTCCTCGAAGTGGTCGAGCAGGACCCGGACCTCGTCGAACGTCGTGCGGACCTGCGTCGCGTGCACCTTCCCGTCCGACATCTGGAGGAACCGGCGCGCGCGCGGGGCGGCCCGATATCCGGTGAGCGCGTGCGGGAACGTCAGCGTGTTCCCGCTCCAGACAATCGCCGGGTTGCTCACCTAGATAGTCCTCCACGTCGTACCGTCCCACGAGGAGTGCGCCCCGGTATCGGTAGCGATGTAGACGCAGGGCGTCACCGGGCTCGCCGGGCGCGCCGCGGCCGTCCCGAAGAGCACCTGCGCGACCGTCACGACCGCCCGCTTCTCCGCCGCGTCGAAGCTGGACGTCAGGCCGCTCCCCTCGAACTTCAGCCCGCCGACCCCGAGCACGTCCGGCTGGTCGCGCGCGAACACCTGCACGGTGCCGCGGGCGTCCTCCGCGGCGAGCCGGTTCAGCCGCGCGGCCGCGGCCTGCTGCGGCGGGGCCGGGCCCGTCCCGCCGCCGTCGCCGTCGCCTTGTCTTATGACCGGCATGGGGTATAATCCCGGCACACTACATTCCGGGGAGGGGTTTCATGAAAACCGCGATGGGTCTCGCTTTGGCGTTGGCGTGCTTTTCTATTGCGCCCGGGGCGGAGCAGGAAGAGGCCGCGCCCTTTGCGGAGCACGGAGAGGGCGTATTCATCTACAGGCCCATCTCGATGCGCGTCTCGAACACGGTGCTTCTCTCGTTCGACATGGACCACCGCAGCCTTGATTGCGACAGAACCGGGAGCTGCATCTATGAGCACCCAGCCTGCGCCCCTTGGATGGCGCTCGGGGAAAAGGGAAGCTCCGAAGCGCCATATCTGCATGTTCTTGCCGCCGTCCAGCCGGACCCGGGCGTTTCTGGATCGAGTTACGCCTTGAGCAACTTCATTGCCGCTCGGCGCGAGTTCATGTTGAGGCTCTACGGGGACTACGAGCGCGTGCTTTTCAAAACCGAATATCAGTGCCGAGCCGCGCGCGATCTTCCGCCGGAAGCCACCTGGACGCCCATCGGCCATAGCGGCATCTGGCGCTCTTGGCGGGGCTTCAGGGTTCGCGCTCTCCAGCGAAGTACGGACGAGTAAGGCCCTCACCCGACCACCTCCGTCGCCACGACCCGGAAGCCGCGGCGCTCGGCAAGATCGTTGATGTCCTCGACCATCTGGATCGCGTCCTGCAGCCGGTCGCGGCGGGGCTCGATGCGGTTGAACACCTGCATCCCGGGCTCGGGTAGAGCGCGCGCGCCGCCGCCGCGGCCGGTCAGCTGCCGCGCAAGGTCAGCGACGGCCTCGAACGCTCCCGACAGGCGGGTCGGCAGGACGATCTCGCCTGGCGTCAACGCCGTGAGGACGCTGTCCACGCCGGGAGTCCCGCCACTGACGCGGCCGCCTCGCTGAGCCGTCACGAAGCCGCCGCCTCCGGTGCCGCCTCCGGTGCCGGCTTCGACTGCCTCGCCTCCCACGCCACTAGTACCGATATCGAAGGCAAGCGCGATCAGCTTCAGGACGAGTAACCTGACGAGCGCCTTGGCGATCGCTGCGAACAGGGCTTTGAAGAAGGCGTCCCAGGATCTACCGGCGGAGAAGGCGGCATCTACTAGGGCGTCGCCGAAGTCTAGGGCCGCGCCTACCAGCTCGCGCTGGATCGTCACGGCGAGCTCCTCAATGTTGAAGCCGAGCTCCTCGAGTGGTGTCTTGCTGTCCTTCAGCGCCTTGTTGAACGCCTCCACGTCCTCCCGCCACAGATCGAACGGCCGCCCCTCTCCCGCCTCTAGCTCCTCGAAGACGACGACGCCGAACTCGCGCAGGGATTCGGCCGCGATGAGGATGCCTTCTGAGACGCGGTCGAACTGACCGGGCTCGAGCGCCCCGGCCAGCTCCTGCTCGAAGAGCTCACCCATCTTGAGCCGGAGGGCCGCGGCTGCCTTCTCGGCTTCTGCGATCCCCGAGGTCCCAAGACTTTTGAAGGCGTCCTCGATCACCTTCACGTCGCCGGTCGTCTTGCCGGGCTCGCCGGGCCCGAGCAGCTCCGGCACGTCCACCTTGCCGGCGCCACGCCCGCGGATCAGCTCCCGGATCGCGGCGAGCCCCTCCGCGGTCTCGAACCCCTGCTCGCCGGCGATCTTCTCCAGACGCGCGGTGCTCGCGAGCTCGTTCTGTAGCCCCTTCAGGCTCTCTTCGGCCTGGTGGATGATGACGCGCAGCGCGTCGAGCGCCGGGCTCGCCTCTTTCGTGGCGCTCGTGGCCGTAGCCAGTGCGATGCCGATCTCGGCGATGGCGCGGGCGGACTGGCCCGAGGCGATCGCCGCGAGGACCGACAACGCTTCCCGCAGATGGGCCGTGTTCTGAACGAGTACCACGCCCGCTTCGCCCACAGCGAGGGCGGTCCGCGCCGCGGCGATCGTGACCGTCAGCAGGCCGCGCTCCAGGTCCTCCAGCAGCTGCGGGTTCTCGCGGAGAAGGCGCTGGAGATCCTTGAGCGCCGTTGACGTAGCTGCCGTGACGACGCGGAAGCCGTCGCTCTTGACGATCGCCGCGCCGATCTGCTCCTGGAGATCCGTGAAGTCGTTGTCGATCCTCCGCAGCGCCGCGCTGAACGTCTGCCCGGAGGCGGCGGCGAGCCCGCCGAACTTCCGCTCCATGATTTCGAGGGCGCGACTGAAGGCTTCGCTCTTGGACAGCCCCTCCTCGACCCTGATCCCATAGCGGCTGAGGGCCGCGGTCGAACCGTCCGCCGCCTTCGCCACGAGCGTTGCGGCGGCAACGCCGTCCTGGCCGGTCGCGGCGGCGAAATCAAGGGCGGCGAGAGTGGCGCGCTTCAGGCCCTCCCCGGTCAGCCGCCCGAGGCTCGCCAGGATGCCGGCCATGCCCTGGATCACCTGGTCGTCGATGGTGGTGAGGTCCTGAAGGCCGGATGCGAAGTTGTCGAGGTCCTGACGCACGGCGGCGGTGTTCTGGCCGACGGTGCGGAGCGCCGCCGCCAGTTTCACATCGGCGTCTTCCTGCTTCGAGGCGGCGGTGACGGCCGCGGAGAGCGCCCCGGCGAGCACGTCGAACACCTGCTTCGCGGCGAATGCGGCGGCCGCGAGCCCTGCGATCGATAGCCCGACCTTGCCGAGGATCGCCGACGCGGCGTCCTTCGCGGCGATGACGACATTGATCCCGCGGTCCTTACCGGGCATGCGTCTTCCTCTTCCAGACCAGGAATTCCTCGTGCTTCAGCCCGGCGGCATGCGCCTGCTGGTCGATGCTGATCGCCTTTAGCGGGTCCGTCTCGCCGACGAGCGCCGACGGCCTCACCCCGTACCTCTGCGCCATGCTGTCGAGGTGGACCATTCGGTGCCAGTCGGCTACGAAGGGACCAGGTCCTGGCCTGCCTTCCGGCTCGCACCGCTCAGCGCCATGATCCGGGTGAACAGCAGGGCTACGTCCAGGAATGGAAGGTCATCGACGGTCGGGCCCTGCGCCGGGTCGAGGCCGAGCGCCGGCGCCACGACGGCTTTCTGCACGACGCGCGCCATCGACCTGACGTTCTCCGGGTTTACCGTCCTCGGCGCGGGGTCGTCCTCGCGAGCCGTCGCCATCGCCGTGACGTCGATCAGCGAGGCGCGTGCCTCGATCAGCTCGGCCAGCCCGAGCCGGCGGATGCGTACCTTCCCGATGCTGATTTCAACGTCTTCCTCCCGACCGGCAGTCAGGGTCTCGGCCCTCACGTAGCCGTTGTTCTGTGGGTCCATCGATCCTCCCTCCCTTATGCGATCGCGCTCTCCCCGTTCCGCATTAGCAGGGTGATCGCATCCCCGCCCGCGCTCGGCAGGTGCGCCCGGAACGGCAGGTTGCTCTTGATGACTCCGGCCGTCGAGACGTTGAACGGCGGGCCGGTGACGAGGCACTTTGTCATCGTGATGTCGAGGCCATAGGTCAGGTTCCCGAGCGTCGGGCCGGTGTTCAGGAGCTCCAGCTTGAAGAAGGTCCCGCTGCGGAGTTTCGTCAGGTCCGCCAGAAGGGCGTCCATGACGAGCGTCCCCTGTATGACCCGCGGCGGATTGTCGTCGCCGCGGACCGGCTCGTCGATGTTCTTGGAGCCCATGACCCGCTTGTCGATGTTCAGGCCGTTGTTGAACTCCAACTCGAACGAGTCGATCTTCCTCACGACGTCGTCGATCTCGCACGAGAGCTGATGCCCGGCGACGAGCAGGGAGCGCGTCGGGAACGTCGGCGCGTTGTTCGCCACGTCCACGGAAGCCTTGCCGACGCAGGCGAGCGACATCTGGAGCGCGCGGCCGGGCGCGCCGCTGAAGGTGCAGGCGTTGATCTTCACGCCGGCGACCTGGACCTCCTCGTTGCCGCCGTCATCGACGTCGGTGTTGACGTAGAGGGTCAGCCCCTTGCCCGTCATGATCGTCGCCTTCGGGACGAACGTGTGGCCCCACCGGACCGACGCCTCCTGAACCGCGGTCGTCCCGCTGGCGTCCCCGAACAGGTGCTCCAGCAGCCTCAGCATCCCCTCGTAGAACGCCTCGACGACGACGACCGGCTCGGCCCCCTGCTTCACGTCGTACAGGTTGCCCTCGACGGGATCGAGCCCGCGGAGGACCTGCCGCGGGGCGCGCTCGTAGATGAGCGCGGGGTCGGCGGAGACGATCTCCGCGTACTTCGTCGGGGGCGTGACCGGCGTCCCCCAGGTCGTCTCCTGGACCCATCCGACGTGCGTGTTCCTTCCGAAGCCCGGCATCAGTCACCCCCTGCGGGCTGCGTTCGCGGCCCGGCCACTTTCGTCTCCGTCCACTCTCCGCGGCGCACGAGCTCGCGGCCGAGCTCGGCCGAGACCTCGATCGTCTGCGTGTCCTTGACCTCGCCGACACCCTCCAGGTACACCGTCGGCCCGTGCCTCGTGATCTTCATCAGGGCGCTCCTCGGTCGTGGCGGTAGTGGACCTCCACGAAGATGTCCCTCACGTACACGTCCCCGGCGATGGTCTTCGACGTGGCGAACTCCGAGACGCCGGACACCCAGGCGTCGAGCACCAGGCCGCCGAGCGACGGGTCATCCTCGATCTGCGTCTCGATGGACCCGCGCAGATCATCGAACTTGTCCTGGGTCGTCTGGCTGTGGAGCACCGTGGCGATCCGGTAGTGCGCCCGGACCTCCTTCGATCGCGTCGGTGCCCGCTCCGAATCGTCCGAGTCGAGGATCACGTAGGCCGCCGGCAGCCGGGTCGTCTGGTTCCACGACTTCCAGTCGCTGCTCACCGTGCCGATCCCGGAGACCTTCTTGATCTCTACGATCAGGCGTTCCCGGACCTGCTGCGCGATCGTCGGCATCCATCCTCACTTCCCGCTGACCAGGACTTCGAAGGTCTCGCTCGGGGTCGTGCCGGCCACGTCCCACGCCGCCCTGACGGTGGACACCGGCGTCCTGCAGACGCCCGCGTACTTTGCGGAAGTGATCGCCAGGGCCTCGTTGACGACGTCGCGCTGATTGAGGGTGAGGGCCCCGGGCGCGGCGGCCCCGCCCTTGAGGACGAGGAGACACGGCAACTCGAACCAGTTCGTGCCGTCGAAGGTGCCCTCGAGGTAGACGCGGAAGACCGTGACGGTCCCCGACCCGGCGGTGACGCGGACGGCGACCCCCAGCTCGCGCCAGGCGCCGATCTCCACCGCCGACCCCTGGCCCGCCGCGGTCGCGGCCGCCAGGGCCCTGAGCGTGGAGATCTCAGCGGCTTGTGCGCCGGGGGCGGGGACCAGGAGCAACGCGAGCAGGACGGCCAGCGGGGCGGCGACGCGGGGCATTCTCATCGGGATCTCCCAGTGAAGCGGAACGGCTCGCCGATGATGTCCACGACCTGGTCGGCCTTGGCCTCGGCAGCGGAGAGAAGGAACGGGAACGCCCGGCTGTGCTTCGTGCCGAACTCGAGGAAGTGGGCGAAGAAGGCGCGGCGGCGTTCGGGGCCGACCCGGGCCGAATACTCGGTCGGGGAACGGACCTCGACGTCGAACCCGATCGCGTTGCGGACCCGTCGGCTGTGGGTCCGCGATTTGGCCTCGTCTGCGACCAGGGACGCGGCCCGCTTCAAGCGCTCGCGCTGCCCCTGCGTGGCGTCGCGCTCGGCCGCGGTCAGGACGCCGGTCGCCTCCCGGATCCCGAGCATCCGCAGCGTCAGGAGCGCCACGCCCATCAGGCCGCCTCCAGCATGTAGAGCCTGAGCACGCTGTCTTCCGCCTCGCGCATCTGCTGCGGCCGGAGGAATGACGTGGTGCCGTCACCGAGCGCCTGCGACAGCAGATGTCCGGTCTCACGGGTGAACAGCCGGGAGACGACCCCGGTGGTGGAGAGGCCGACGATCCCTTCGGGGATCGAGTCGAAGCCTGCGGTGTAGACCGCCCGATATCGTTTCGGCCCCGGGGTGAAAATGCTGTCGGCGACCAGGTCGATCCGGCCGAGCCCCGTGAATCGTGGCTGCGAGCGCAGCCCGGCCAGGACGTAGGTGTGCCGCGCGACGAGGGTGCGCGTCTCGGTCACGCCGCCGGCGCCGTTGTCCGTGTACTCGACGGATTCCAGAGAGGTGAACGAGACGAGCGGACCGACCCCGAGCAGGAGGCTCCGCGTTCCGCTGCCGTCGAGGTATTGGGTGTAGGAGGCCTCGGAGAACGTCCGGCCGAGCCGCACCTGGTACTCGTCCGAGACTTCGGAGACCAGCAGGTCGATCAGGGCGTCGAACGGATGGGTCTCGCCCGGCTGGATCGGCTGATCCGAGGTGTTCTTGAGCTGCATCCGGGTCCGCACGCGATCCCGCGAGGTGAGCAGGTTCTGCGCCGCGGCGATCCCCGGCGACACGACGATGTCGTAATCGGTCTCCCGGCCGTCGGCAGTCGGGAAGCCCGGGTTCGTGAGGGTGAGGGTATAGAGCCCGAGGCGCGTCCCGGTGATGACGACCTGGACCCAGCCGATGACGAAGTTGGTCAGGACAACGGCGGCCAGTTCGGTCGGGGCCGCGAGACGGTCGGGGCCGAGCAGGGCCTTCGTGACCGCTGCGGCTTGCCCCGCCACATAGGCGCCGTTGATGTCGCGGACGGGGTGCTGGAACGTCAGCGCCACGCCCATCTGTGCCTGATACGCCACGATCCCTCCCCGCGATCAGGGCTTGTGCTTCGCGCAGAACTCCGAGCCCCGCACCGGAGCCTTCATGCAGGCATTCCCGTTGACGGTCTTGCCTTTGCATCGGGCCGGGGCGCCTGCCGTGACGGCCGCTTCGGGTGTCGCCTTCGTGGCGGTCTCGACCGCGCGCGGGCGCCGGGCCGCCGTTTCTTCGGCCGGCGGATCGTCGTGGAGCCTGCCGTCGACCGGGGCCCCCTTTGCCGCCTCCTCCCCGATGCCGGCCGCGACGAGACTGCGGCCCGTCCTTTCCGAGCACTCGATGACCTGCAGCGGCGCGAAGGCGCAGCGATCGCCCGCGAGGCCCTGAATCAACTTGACGTTCATGAGATCCCCTCCGAGAGAGGACCGGGGCGGGCCCTTGGATGGGCGCCGCCCCGGTCCAGTGACTGGGTCGGCGCCTTACGGCTGCTGCAGGACCTGGACGGCGGTGCTGCCGCCGGACACCAGCTGACCCTCGAGGCGCTGGAACGCGACGAAGGCGATCTGGAAGGCGTCGGCATACCGCTCGGACAGCCGCATCAGGAACGGGCTGCCGGCCTTACGCACGATGTACTTCTTCAACAGGCCGAAGACCATGGTCTCCTTGCCGGTGGAGACCGCGTTGTCCATGGCCTGGTTGATGAAGTAGGGGCGGTTCATGATCGTGGCCGGGGTCCCGGGCGTGGCGTCCGCCGGCATGAAGAGCGGCCGGCCGTTGCTATCGAGGATCTTCCTGATGACCTTCAGGGTGTCGTCGTGGAGCATGAAGGCGGCGCCGGCCTGCGAGCGGTAGGCCGGGTCGACTCCGTGCTCGAGGTTCACGATGTCGCCGTAGGCGATGGCGCCCGCGGCGGCGGCGGCGACCGGGGTGGTGTCGGCGAGCAGCGCGGTGATGAGGCCGCGGGGCTGCGAGGAGCCGGTCCCCGTGGTCGCCTCGGTGTTGAAGATCCGGCCAATCCGCTCCGCGATGGTCTCGAAGAGATCCGCCTCCAGGTCGAACTCCGCGTCGATCAGCAGCGGGATCGGCACGAGGATGATGTCCGACGTGTAGACGTAGGACTTCAGGATCGTCTGCGCGAAGGTCGGATCGACGTTGGTCGCGGCCGCGACGTTCTCGGTCAGCCGGTGACCCACGTTGGCGACGTCGGTCATCTTCGGCCACGGGAGATCGCTGCCGTCCTCGGTCTGGATGACGCGGCAGGCCTCCATGATGCCCGAGAAGGACTTCATGGCCTTGTCGAGCTCAGGCATGAAGTCCTGGGCGATCGTGAAGGCGCCGGCCGCGCCGGTGATCGCGCTGAGGGCGCGGGCCTCCTTCGGCATGGCGGCCTGCGCGCGCTTGATCTCGGCGCGCACCTCGTCGTCCCACTCGCTCGGGTGCTGCGACAGGAAGGCACGGAGGCTCTTCCTGGACCGCTCCCTGGATTCCGCGGTGATGTGCCGGCGGTCGCCCCGGAGGTCCCCGGGGACGGGATCGCCGTCCCGCCCGGCCCGGCGGGTGTCCAGCTTCTTGAGGTCGGCCCCCCGCTGGTCGAGCTTCTGCCGGCGCTCGAAGTCCTTCTCCTCAGCGTCGATCTCCTTCACCCGCGTTTCGAACTCGGCGTCCATCGTGTCCCAGGACGCCTGCTCCTCGGCGGTGAAGGCGCGCTTGCTGTCGTCGTCCGCCTTCTTCAGGAGGGCGCACATCAGCGCGTGCAGGGCGAGGTTCTTCTGCTTCAGTTCGGTGGCTTTGATTGCGGGCATCGGCGGATTTCTCCGGTGAACCGTCAATGTGACAGCTCACCGGGAATCTCCGCCCCGGTGGTGGGTCACGCCCGTTCGCGCTGCCGGCGGCTCGTCCGGAACATCCGCTCCGGATAGCTGGCCCGCGACTGCGCGGCCGGGGGTGGGTTTAAGGTCTAAAGAACCTGGCGCTGCAAGTGCAGGCGCCGACTACGCGACTCCATCTGTACCACAGCCTGGTCGGCCTGTCCAGATCCGGCAGGCTTTTTCGCCAGCGACTCCTGCCAGGCCTGCATCGACCGCAGGGCGACATCCGTCTGCGGGTAGGCCGGGAACGTCACGCCCGGGCTGACCTCGACGAGGGTGACCTTCTTGAGCGTCCGGACCCGGGTGCCGTCCGGCTCGGTGCCCCACTCGTCGGCGTCGGTGTAGAAGCCGAAGGAGCACCCGGTCACATCCTTCCGCCGGAGGCTCACAAGCCGGTCCCGGAACCAGGTCGTCGCCGGCGGAGTGTTCTTGAAGATCAGCCCCATCTCGTCCTCGGCCAGCTCCAGCGTCCCGGCCTTGTTGCGCCCCAGCACCAGGTCGTTCTCGTGGTTCCAGAGCGCGCGGATGTCGTGGATCTTGATCGACTCGGCGAAAGCCCCGGGGGCGACCTTCTCGCGCCAGCCGCCGAGGTCGTCGCTCAGCTGGTTGAAGACGGCGATGTGGCCTTCGAGCTTGGGTGCCGCGTCGTCGCCGACCACGCGCAGCTCCATGGGGAAGTGCCGCAGTTCCAGGATCTTCATCGTCCGACCTCCGTAAGCATCATAGATCAGCCGTCCGCCACGATGTCGCACTCGCAGCCATTGTGCAACGGCGGATGCCCGATATTATCCGACGGCACGAGCGGCCCGTCCGTTCCTTCGCCTCCGTCCACGCCCTGGCCGGCGTTGACGAAGTTCTTCAACACGCCCGCGACCTTGCCGTCCAGACCGGCACAGAAGGGACAGGCTCCCGGGTTGGCGGCCCACCGCAGCACCGTCACGCCGGCGACGACGAAGAGCGTCTTCGCCGCCGCCCCCATGAACTGGACCGACTCGTTCATCGCGATCTTGCCTGGTCGCTTCTCGCCCCACTCGTCCAGCCGACCCTGCAGCGCCTTCGCGGCCTCCTCCTCCCCCTCGGACTCGTGCTCGTCGATGAGGGCGATGAGCTGCTGACGGCCCTCCGACGCCTCACGCACGCCGAACCGTTTGACGTACTCGACGGCGAGCTTCTCGAGCTCGGGCGGCATCGCGTCCGTCGGCTCTGCGCCCAACTCCTCAGCGACGGCGCCGTCGATCAGGGCGGCGTATGCCAAGATGACCGGCTGCATCTTCCCGGCCGCCCAGGCTCCATGGGTGTCGTAGAAGGCCTCGATCGCGCGGCGCATTTCGGGGAGGCTGCGGCGGCCGCGGGCGTCGGGGTTCAGGTGCTGCTTCAGCTCCTTCTCGATGGCCCCGATCTCGCGCTTCACGATCATGGCGGCCCGGTCCTCGATGATGGGCCGCTGGGCGTTCCGGATCTTCCGGCGGAGCTTCAGGCCGCGGGCGCGGAACTCGGCGGGCGGCCGGGCGGCCGCGGCGCCTATGCCCGGCAAGGCCGGCGGTTTCTTGGCCGGCATGGGCGGAGGATCGTCACCGGCGACGATCTGATCGGCCGGCGTCATGTTGAACGGCACCAGATAGATGTCGCCCTGTGGGCCGAGGTCCGGCAGGTTCTCGAGGTCCCGGACGT